CATAACCCCAAAAGAATCTCCATTAAAACCAAAAAACAACCCATCAACATCATCACCAGCTCCGAAAAGCTGCGTTGAGTTTGCTACTCCTGTAGTAAACAAAGCAGTCCCCCTAATGTGACAGCCCTGCCCAGGTCTGTATTTTAAAAATCTTTTTGTTTCTACCATTGCACTAGAGCTTGATGCGGCAGTTGTTTGCAAAACTACCATAGCATCAGCTTGGGTTACTGTTCCACTTCCTGTTACTGTGCTGTCTACCATATCAGCATTAACATTATAAATAAAATCAACTTGAATGACAGGAGTAGGTTGTACTGTTTCAAGCTCTCCAAAAGCACCCCTTGGAACATCAACTTTTAAACTGTTTGATACAGGTTCAATTGCTACATTGCTATAATAACCCCCTGGCGTTTTACCAACTAATATACTTCTATTTAAAGTTGTAACCATTGAAGGAGAAATAAAAGCGTCAGCACCTAAAACTTGTGGACTTAATCCATTTGATAAAACTTTAGTATTGAAATAAAAATCAGCTTGTCCGGCTTCGTCTGCTGTAAATCTATATCTTACATAAGGCGTAAACCCTGGAGCCGAAAATGTTTGATAACCACTCCCTCCTGTATATGGGATTGTAAGTGTTCTTAAGATATCTGTTCCCCCTGAATCTCTTATAAAATCAATTACAATAGTTCCGTCAACATCAGATAGAACATGAGTTTGTACTTGTTGCCATTGACTTATATCTATAACTGTAGAGTCATAAGTGGCTCCATTAGCTAATAAATCAAACGACTCGAATATTAATCTAGCTCTGTCTGGAAAATAACTCATATTATATACCATCCTATTTCGTTTGAAATTATCTTAAGTGTTGAATTTAAAAGTATAGTCTTAGTCAATGATCCGTCAATAGTTTCACTGCCATTGGCATCTACTGTGATTGCATAAGTTGTGTCTATTGCTTTGATTGAATATTCCTTACCTACATAACTAGCTGCTGCTGGTAAAGTCACTGTTACTGTGTTGCTTGAAGCATCACATAATACAATATCATTCCCATTGGTAAGTGTTAGATCTGAAGTGATTGTGGTTACTGTTGGTCTTATGATTGCGTCTTTATCCCATACAGTCAGTAAGCCATTAATAACTAGATCACCATTTATTTCAATTTCATCTGTGACAAACATCTCTGTGTTGACAGGGACTATCTTTAACAATCCTGATGCTATCTTATAATAATTAAAAGCATCATCTGTATTATCAATATCAAAATTAGATAGAAAGGGATTGAACTTGTATCCCATTATGATTTAGCCCAATTTAATAGGTCTTTCTTAGTAGCATCTACATAGTTAAGAGTAACTGTAGCAACTATAGTTCCAGCAATACCACCTGTTCTAAACGTATATACTTCTTGCGTGGCTGATGGATAAGTAACTGCTCCTGCATCATATACAAGACCACTTAACATGTTACTTAGATTGTCTACTTTGATATATAAATCAGACCTGTCACCTGCTGTGACTTCTTCACCTGATTTCTTTAGGACTTCTAGCCCATGCGTGTCAACGGCCATAAACCCTCCATGGGTTATATAAAATAAATAGCACTATAAATCTATACTCTTTATATCTGCACCTTCATCATTAGGTACAAACCATGCAAACCACCTCTTACCATCGTAAGTAGGTGATCCGTATAATTGAACACGTACCCCAAGAGCCGCAAAAAATGCGACTATATCTTGAGGCTTTTTTGCACTTACATATCTAAGCCGTGTTATCTTAGGTAAGATCATTCTACTAATCTATGCTAGGCATGTAGTATTCAACCCAAAAAACAACCTTACCAGCTGTTAATGCGCCTGCTGCTATATCCATGCTGAAAACAGCGTCATTAGCTGAGTTTACTAAGAATGGGATTGCATGATCGTTAGTATCATCCCAGATCAAAGCACCAGCTTGTCCACCACCACTAGTTACATACTCATCTACTAGAGTAGCTTCTGCGATTGCTTCCATGTAGCCATTAGGATCTGTAGTGTTACCACAAGCTACAGTAGAAGACGAACCAACCACTGCTGTTACCACTTTAAGTGAAACTTGCTTTACGATTGCACCTGATGGTAATGGTGAATAACCAGCTTTAGCTGATAGATCAATAGTGCTAACTAAACCACCATCTACATCAAAATCATATACATATTCTTGTACGTGTAATTCATTTCTAAAAGACATAATAAACTCCCTTTACCCGATTGTAACAACACGAGTGTTGTCTAATTGTTTTTGGCCATAAAGAGTATCAATGTTCAAACGAACCGCTCTCTTTCCTTCTACACCTAAATCATACTGCATGATTGAGATACCTTTTTGCGCTGCAAGAGTCATGAATGACTTATGGAAAGCGTAAACTGTAGCTCCAGCCTCAGTAGTGAACTCAGGTTTAAAACCTAACAATGCTGGTGGTAATTGACCACTAGCCAATGGTGCTCCACTTACTAAGAAATCAGAACTAGTAAAACCAGTAATGTTAAACACATCATTCATTTGAGCAGAACCCATCACTAAACATCTGTCACTCATAGGCACATCTTGATCATCTAAAAGCTCTTTAGCTTCTAAGATATCAGCAAGTGCTAATGTAGTTCCACTGTCATAAGCAATAGCGTGATCTGGTGCTGCTGCACTAGGCACGATGCCTGCGATAATGTTAGATTGAATCTTTTTATTAATAGAGTAAACTGCTAACTCTCTTAACTTATCCATTGCTGGTAAAGACTGTAGCATTGCTCTGTTTGTAAGAATAAAATCCTTAGCCACTCTCTTATCAATCACTAATGATTGTTGAGTAACTGTGATTGCATCAGCATCATTCTTTTGATCTTCTGCTATTTCTACTGCTTCATCAAACTCTGGAAAAGTAGAAATCTTAACTGTATCACCTTTAGCTTGAATCTCACCCTCGTAAGAATTATCAATCAAACTTCTAAATGGAAGCTCTGCTAAAAGTACATCGTAATAACGCTGACTCCAAATCTCTGGTACTAATACCGAAAGTTCTGAAGATGCTTTATGGACTTGATCTGCCATATTTTAACCCCTTTAATTTTGTTGTTGGTATAATTTCATTATTTTATAATAAGGAGCATAATCACCTGATTCCTTAGCTTTCTTTTCTGCTGCGTAAATGTCTTTAACACTAATACTAGCACCACCTTGTTTTACTTCTGGACTACTACTATTTATGTTAACTCCCTTAGAACCGAACCAATGTGGTTTAGTGTTCTTTAACTTCGTTATGGCATGTTCTGCACCTAAGACATTTATCCTGCCTGTTGATGTAGTTTCAACTGCCAAGTCTTCAAAATCTAGAAGCTCAAGGTCACTTACTGCCTCACTTCTAATGCCAGCCTTCATAGCTTGGTCTTTTAAAGCAGAGTATTTCTTTTCCCAAACAATAGAGTCTCTGAGTTTTTCTGACTTTGTTCTAAAGTCTTCAGCCTCGGCTTCTTTTATCTGAGCAATCTTTTGCCACTCTTGCTTTTCTTTAAGCTCATCTACTTCCCTGTTTTTAAGCTTATCCTCCATCTCTTTAGCTAGACGTTTATACTTATGCATATCATCTAGAGCTTTTGCCATGTCTTCTCTTGAAACCATGTCTTTTTGCTCTGTAGTTACTTCCGTGTCTACTACTTTAGCTTGATCTGGATCTACTTTTTCTGTAGGTGCTGTGTCTGCGTGAACTAACTCGTTCATATATTCCCCTCTGTTTTATTACCTGAAAAGTACCACTTTTCTTTAGGTGCTCAGTACCACTGAGCTTATAAAATGTAAGAGACAAGAACCTAATCGGTCAAGACTTCTTATTAGATTTTTTTATTGTCTTATTAATTTCATCAGATAACAAGTTTTTTATTAACCTTGTTATTGTAACATTGAACTTATCACCTTGCTTATTAGGTATGAACTTTCTTTTTGGAACATTGTTTTTAACTAAAGTTCCGTCATTATGAGCCTCTGCTCGGTCTACTACATCACCTGGAGCATTAGGATGAATACCAATTATTAATGATAAACTATTCTTTTTGCGTTTTGTCCAGTGCGTTAAATAACTCAACATCTTACCTGATAGATATAAATTAATAGGCTTTTTACCTTTCTTGTAACCTGTTGGATATTTCTTTGGATCACCATCCCTATCAACTGCATAAGATGCAAACTTACGCTCACCCTTTACTGGTGAGATGCCTTTAGATATATGATCCTTCATGGTCTTCTCTATAGCTGTACCTAGCTTTTTAGTAGCACCACTGCTTTTCTCTAAACCCTTTATCTTATCTATAATACCAAAGTTTGTCTTTACCTTAGCCACTATAAATACCTCAACAATCCAAACTCCATAAGCATACGAGATATTCTATCTGATCTAGTGATAGCCCCTCTAATCTCTGCTCTGTTAAATTCTGGGAATACTACTTGAGTCATAAGATCCCAAAAATCACTGTTAGACTTTACTCCTGCTAATTGTGTGCGAGTAACTGGTGTTTCATCAGCTATAACATCATTGATGATCTTATTAACCTCTGCCTCTATCTTCATCTTATAGTTTTGACCCTCTGCTGGTATAAACCTCCTCTGTGGTAACTCACTATCACCACTAAAGTTATTATGACCATCTGCTTTCTTAGCCTCACCATGACCAAACACACCTATCTCTACACCCTTACTAGTAGGCTTAAATGATAATGCATCTAACATATCACCTCTGTTTTCCATGTTTGCTGTAGTGCCTCTACCATCGTCTCTCTTCTGGTCTCTATATTCTGGACTTAATGTTTTTTTCCATTTCTCACCACTAACAGGACTAGCTGCCTCTGATACAGCTATCAATGTCTGCTCTACTAGGTACTCTCCAACCTCTGCTTTAATCTTATCCTTAGTAGCAGGTGTAGCCACTACTCCAGATAAGAAATCAAGCTCACTCGAAAGGCTTTTTGTTGTCGCTTTCGTCTTCTTTATCGTTATCGACATCTTCATCATCCTCGTTATCTGGATTATCACCACCCATATCTATAGCGTTCTCTACTGCCTCTTGCATACGCTCTAGCTTTTCTTTCTGTACTTCTAAAAGTTTAGCTAGTGCCTGCTCATCTGATAGACCTGGCTTATCTTTCTTCATTAAGTCTACCATAGTATCAAGACCTAAATCTTTTCTTTTCTCAATATTAGCTAACTGCTCTTGCTCACTAATGATTGTCTGTGGTTTACCAAAGATAACTTCGTAATCATTCTCAAAGGCATCTGCTAAACTTAAACCTTTAAACTCCTCTGCTAGGCTATTATCAGATGCTAATACATCTATCCACTTACTGGCTTTTCTAAATATTCCTGGCTCTGCATCTACAAAGACCTGCTGCTGATCTTGCACATCTTCTTGTGATTCTGACTTATCTATAATCAATGCTATACCTGATGCTGCAACACTGCCTGTTAACTGTGTAGCAACTCCACTTGTACTTAAGTTGTTAACAGTAAGTAATAAGGCTATATACATTTCTATGCCTTGCCTGATCTCGTTTAAACTTGGAGAAGCTGAAACATAGCCCAACTGTGGTGCTGGATCTCCCTCTTGATACTCCAAGATAATAGCCTTATCTGGTCCTGTTAATACAGTTCTAGGTAAGTCCGTTCCACTCATCCAAAACTGACCATATCCTTGAGTAACTGCTATATGATTAAGATTACTAATCATACTGTTAACTAATACACAGCCATCTATTAAATCTTTACCACCTTGCGCCCAATAACTATTATCCCTATCTATAGCTAAATCCTCAAAAGGCAACTCACCTATTGGGTTTTCTATCTCACTATCTCCTAAAGAATAAACTAACATACCATCTTTATCTAAAAACTCACCTTTCTTATTACAGGTAAAGTGATAGTTATCTGACCAGAAGATGAATGTCTTATGGTCTGCGTTCTCATCTTCTTTTGGATCTGCTATGACTTCATCTACTGCATTACCTTTAGGCGTAGGTAGTGGCTGATTAATAACTCTACCTTCCTTCTGTGCTTCTACTGCTACTCTCTCTACCTTAGTCTCTTCATAGTTACTAAGTATAACGGCCATCGGTTCTTCTCTGTCATTGTAATTCTCTACTACATCATACAGATGCGGAGACAATGGAATGAGCTTTAATTTAAACTTAGTCTCACCATCCTTTACAAACTCACATGGCTTTACATATGCTAGAGTGTTTCTTTGAAGCTTTAAGTATTTATTAGTTGTCTTTAACTTAGTATCGGCTTTCAATAAATCAGCTAATTGCTGTAGCTTCTCTGTCTCTGATTCAGAACCAGTAATCCCTCTTTCTACACCATGAGAATAAACCTTAGCTAGTTTATTAATGATCTTCTTAGCTATACTTATATTAGATATAGAATACTGCATCTGCTCAACTGTAGAGCTATCAAACTGCTTTAATAACATCTCTGTTACAAACCTATCTGTTTGATCTTTGTTACATAAGTGTCTTCTATACGCTTCATCTTTTCTAGTTTGATTCTCTCTAGATAATATCTCTTCTATAATCTGCTTTCTAACATCTATATCTAGTAATTCTATATCTGATTTAATTCTCATGACTTAACCCCATATCTCGTTTAATAGTGCATACTCTCCGAATAGCTCTATCATTTTATCATTGTATGCCTGTGCTGCATCGTTTTCATTACTGTAAACCCCTAAGTGATAGTTCTTTCTATTGTGAACTATTCTGCTTAGAAAGCGACCTGTTGATTTTATTCTAGTAACACCTCTATATTTTGAGCTAGTGTTGCGCTGTCCTATTGCATTGGCTAGGTTTTCTTTTTGAGTGCATTGCCTTAGATTACACACTCGATTGTCTGTTTTATCCCTATCTATATGATCTATAACTAAATTCTTTCTTGGGTTCATTATAAATCTATGCATATACAAAGATGTTCTTTTTCCTTCTTTGTTTGTAATCTTTCTATATACGTATCCGTTTGAGTATGACCACTTGTATGACGACAGCTCATCAAACATATCTTCGTCTACAATAGCGTATTTTTCATTACTTAACTTAATAAATTTAACACTACTCATTTGTATTTTACCACCCTTGATTTTCTTTTATCATTACCACCGAAAGGGAACATTATATCTATAAGATAGTCCATGCCATCACTACTATGAGTCAAGGCCATATCCTTTTTTACTTTATCCAATTTAACAGGATCTTGCTCTACTGATTCAAGATCCTTTTTTAAAGTCTTACATTTAATCGGGTTTATTTCAATAACACCTTTATCTAAAAGATTATTAACATTTAACTGTCTTGTACGCATCCTCGGCTGTGTAGACTTGACCTTAACCTGATAAAAGCCCTCATCTTTAAGAATAACATTGTCTGGCCTTCCCTTAGTAGTGCGAGCGTTACCTGCTGGATCTGGATAGATGATCGTATTATCTGGATAGTAACCCCTAGCCTTTAACGCATCACACATCTTTTTAGTATCTGCATTATCTTTAAGTATGATCTCATCAAAAGCTCTTAGCTTTCTACCATCATAGTGCCATAGTGTGCAGCACATCTTACTCACGTTAAAATCTAGTGAGGCATGAGTAACTGAGTAATCATTAGGTCTAACTATATCTTTATTATCATTTCTAGATGGATCATAAGAATAATAGAATCTATTACTGCTCATATTAACCCACATACCTCTAAGGTATGCATCTAACATAGTGCTATCATATGAGTCTTCTAATGATTGTATATAATCCTCTGATAAGTTAGCTAGATTATCTCTAGTGTCTCCATAGATAACTCTGCTGTTTCGCATAGGTTCTTCCATGAAAGAATCATAAAGCCAGTGAGCTGTTCCCTCTGGTGTACCTACTGATACTATCTGTGGATAGGTTGACTTCTTAATTCTCACACGTCCAATGATCTCTTTATATCTCTCATGCTGCATAAGTGTAACTTCATTCACACAAGCCCAACCCCAGTCAGGACCACGCAGTTTCTTCTCTGCTGATGTGATATACATCTTACCCTTACTCCAAGGAAACATAAACGTGTGGTCTGATTTATGATGTTTATAGTTGATCTTATTCTCATCCATTATCATCTCGATAAGTGGAAGTATATCTTTCTTGTAGTCTGCAAACGTAGGGCATATAAAACCACCAGGAATATTTCTGTTAAGCCATGATAGCTGTAGTGCTTTCATGATTAAGCCATATGATTTACCACCACCAAAGCCACTAGATAGATGTAGAAACTTAGTAGTTATATCATCATGTAATTCTTGCTGATGTGGGTTTTTTATGTAGTCAAACTTGATTTTCAAGAGTGGCCTCTTTGCCTGTGTACTTCTCCCACCTGGCTAGTATCACATCGCAATAATGCTCATCTAATTCCATCATGAAGCATTTTCTGTTTGTTTTTTCGCAAGCTATTAGTGTTGAGCCTGAGCCTCCGAATAGGTCGAGAGTTTTATTTGGTAATTCAAACTTATCAAATATATCTATAAATAACTGAACAGGTTTTTGTGTTGGATGAACTCTCGTTTCGCCCTTCTCTGAATCTCTTCTAAATCCATCCCATATATGAGTAAACATTCTCACAGGTTTTTTTAAGTTTGTATAGCAAAGCTCACAATCAGCATAAGTCACAGACTTACCCCCCTGCTTATCCCAAACAAGCCAGCATGAAGAGTCAGGCAAAGATGCCGAGTAATGATTGGCACCCCAGAAGAACACAAAGGGGATTTCTAATGATTCACATAAATTAAACGCATCAACTGCGCACTGACTAGAGTCATCATTTGTAACTCCATTGTATACTTGAGACTTTCCAAGCTTTAATTCTTTTTTGTCAAGACCAATACCATAAGGTGGATCAGTAAAGACCATATCAGCCTTAGCACCATCCATTAACTTATCAACATCATCAATAGAAGTCGAATCACCACACATCAACCTATGCTCACCAAGTAACCACACATCACCTTTTTTACAGCGAGTGTCTACTTGTTCTGGTACAGCATCCTCATCACACTGTTGTATTACTTCTGTCTCTGGCATCTCAAAGTCTGGTATACCTAAGTAATCATAATCATCTATCTCAATATCTTTAAGTAGATCTATCATCATAGCATCATCATGCTCTGCTAATATAGATACCTTATTATCTGCCACCATAAAAGCAAACTCTTCAGCTTCATCTTTAAAGTCCTGATAGTCTACTGGTACTTGTTCATAGCCTAACTTCTTTGCTGCTAACAATCGACCATGACCTGCTACTATGAAACCACTACGTTTACTAACTATGATAGGATGTCTAAAACCTGTGTAGTCTATGAGCTTTGCTAATAAGCCCACTTGCTTATCATCATGCTTATTAGGATTCTTAGGGTTATCAATAACCTTATGTATATCCTCTAACTTGTCATGCTCACACTTTACTTGCATCTAAAACTCCACGTCTTCAATTATACTTACTTGATCGTAAGGATCTGGATCATCATTCCAGCCCAATGTATTCTTTGTTAACCATACATAGTGAACACCACTAGCGTTCTTTACTTTGCCCATCATTGCTGCCTTACCAGCTTTAACAAACCAAGCTTCTCTATGCATCTTACCCTGGGCTATAGCCTCTACCATCTCTGGCTTGTTTTCTTTATCTCTTCCCCACTTCCATAAAGTATCTCTAGAGATGTTCCACTCACTACATATCTCTGATAGTGTGTAGCCTTTCTTACTTAACTCTGTAAATTCTATTGGATGCTTACTCTTCTTATACGTTGGTCTACCTTTACCTGCCATCTTTCACACACTCTACTAGCTCCTCGTACTCCCCACTTGGCGTACCACTGGCTGTAGCCTCTAAGTCTTTTTGTTTCTGTACTTCAGTCTCTCTAGCTATTCTAGCTATGACTGATTCAGTTCTTCTGTCAGCTTCTATTTTAACCGATGATATAAATACATCAGTCATGCTGTACACAGTGTCTTTGATTACTTTATCAGATATAGGCTTCTTTCGCTTCATAAAACATATGTTCGCAGCAGTGTACATCTCTTGAACCATATTATCTATGAACAAAGATGATCTCTCATGCTTCATAAGTTGGCGTTTAAACTCACTGTCTAGTGTTTGATTTAAGGTGATAGCCTCATCAAAGTATTCTCTAATTTTCTGCTTTGTCATGGCCTAGTAAACGCCAGGAATAGGTGCAGTCTTCTGTGCAACCATTGCTTGTACTACTGCTGCTTCTGAATTAGTTTTCCTGATCTGTACTTTGCTGGAGTTGATGTACTTAACATCATGTGTATGATTATCATACTCAGATGTAGGCACTAGGACTTTCTCCCACTTACCAGTCATTTTGTTTTTACGTTTAGCAATCTTCACTGGACCACTTACGCATTTAACTTCTGGCACTCCACCTTCTACTTCTACAAGTTCCATCTTATGAAAGTGACCACCTATAGCTGATGAGTATATTTGTTTCTTACCATCTGAGTTAACTGTATGAAAGAAATGACAATGCTCAACACTTACTAGTTCTACTGTTCCATCCCAAGCTGTGTTTTTCTTCATGCTCTCTACTTCTAATTTAAATAGATCGTGATGTGCTTCTTGAGTGCCTTTATAGACACGCTCTACTCTTTGAGCTTTTGTTTCTGGTGCTGGTGCATATGATGCATTTGATGTTGTCTTTGCTTTTGCCACTTATCCCCCTCTAATCGAAAGTGCATTAAATAAATTTACATGTAAGTATCCGCATACTCATAGTGTTCGTCAAATATTTTCTCAGGATCATCTATTTCTTCTATAAAACATTTAAGAGCTTGAACATATTCTTTAGCTGACATAGGTCTTGTACTCTCTACAGTAAGCATTATTTTTTGCATATGCTCATCAGGATTTAGATAGAACGCTGCATAATCTGTATCTAATTTATTTGACATTTTAATATTTCTCCTTTTTATGGTGTAAGCCTATGCGTTATGTAACAATACGTGACATGCTTGAGCTATACCGAAACATAGTAGTATGAACACAGCTAACCTAATAAATCAGTCTAAGTATTTCATAGTTTAATCTTTCTTTTCTTTTGTATGTTAACAATAGGTATATGCATAAATCTGTTGAAGTGTTTTGTTTCTTCATCATAGTCTGCTGCAATAGTTAAATATGTATCTGTTTCTTTTATAAAGAATCCGTAGCTCCTAGGGAACTTTGTTGGCTGTTTAACTTTATCCATCATATCCCAACCACTATCTGTTTCAGAGTCCGACCAAGTTACTTCTAAGAATTGTAGTTTCACTTAAACAACTTTCCATCAAACATGCATGTATAGTCTTTATTGATGCGGATAATTTGAACATGAAAAGTCTCTTTATTGACCCATGCCACTACAAAAGCATGTTTCCAGTCTGGTCTATTTTTTACATAATCAAACACTTTCGCTTTCATGTCTATCAAGGAACCTGCGTTAATTGCAACAACATCTCTACCTGTTAACTTAGTAATGTAGTGACCCTCACCGACCTGATGAGTGTGACCATAAATAAAAGAGTCACCAGACTTCGCAGCTTGTGTCTTAGGCTGAGAAGAGCCGAACGGCT